TTAAAAGGAGTTTAAGCAAATGGCTTTAACTAATACCTCAACCGCTGCCGGTGGACTCGGAAGAACCATTGGCGATGCGGTGATTGCGTTCAATCATGTGAACGTAATGTATCCTCTTGTGTCTGTAAAACAGGCTGTAAAAGGATCAAACCATGTTCAATTTTCGGATTGGACAAAACTAACGTCTGCAAATGTAAGTGCGGCAACACAGGCAACCGCTACAACTGCGATTGCTATCACTTCAGCGGCTCGTACAGCCACCATATCTGAACACGTTATCGAATCACAAGTGAGTGATCTCGTATTAATGGGTTCGGGCGATGACGTCGAAAACCAGGCTGGTCCTGCTCTCGGTAATGCCGTAGCTGCCAAATTGGATGACGATCTTGTGGAACTTGGTAAAACATTTTCACAAACTGAATGTGGTGCGGGTACATCTCTTGCGCTTTCTCATATCTTCGGATCAATGAGACAATTAAGAGCAGCCGGAGCGCCGATGCCGTATTCATTAGTCGGAAGCCCAAAGCAGATTTGGGGATCAAAAGGAATCATATCCTTGCTACATAACACGGCATTAGATACTGCCGGTTCAAGCACGACTGATACCGCAACCGCACGTCCTGTCGGAATGATGGGTGGAAAAGGCGAAGAAGCCTTCCAGACCGGATACGTGGGTTCACTTGCCGGATTCAATATTTATTGGTCCGACCAAATTGATGAAGATGTGGGCAGCGGCGGCGATGCAGCCGGGTTCGCATTCAGCAAAGGTGCTGTTGGTCTTGGTGTTGGTGCAGAAGGATTATTCCGCATTAGAACACAAAGGGAAGAATCTGAACGTATGACGAAGTACGTTGCAACCGGATTCTGGGGACAAGTTGAGATAAAAGATACCTATGGTGTCTATGTCTTGAGTGACGTTTCCTAATCTTAACTGATTAACGATGATGGGCGGGGTAACTCCCGCCCGTTATTAAAGGAGTAAAAAATGAGTAAGTATTTTAAAAAGCCAAATGGTGTGATTGTCGAATATGATGATAAGAATCACGACATTAAATCACTTAAAGACCGCTTCGAAGAATGCAATGCAGATGGAAGCAAAGTTGAGCCAAAGGCTAAAGTTAAAAAAGACGATAAATAAATTTAACCTAAATGCCCATGAGACTGACCGCTCGGTAAGGCATTTTAAAGGAGAAACAATATGTCAATGAGAGAATATGGAGTTGTTGAAGCACAAAATTTAGCAATGGGACAAGCCGGTTCAATATTTGTGACGGGTACGACTGCCGTCACTTGTGGCGCGGGATCGGGTGTCTTTGTCGCAATCCAATTCACCGAAGATACAGTATTCGCTTCCGGTAGCGGGGGACTAATCGCGGAAACGGAACAACTCTTTCCAGACGATACAGGCGCGGGAACACTAATCGATGCGGATGGCGGTGCTGCAATAGATGGCGAAACATTTCCCCAGGGAATGACCATTTATGGTAGGTGGACAGGATTTACATTAGCTTCGGGTGCGTGTCTCGCATACGTCGGCTGATGTTAAAATTAGGATTAAAATTCGTCACTATTCCAAGTCAAACGGCTCGTTTGGTTCGGGATTTATGGCGGAGTATAAATGACACTTGGGACAACGAAGAACGCAAGTGGCAAAACATTGTTTAAAATTAAGGAGATATTAAAATGGCAGCTTTAGGCTCACAAAGTATCGCTTCATCATACGAACAACTTTTACACGTTGATGCGGATGGTGGCGGTAACACAACAACACACGTTAGCGTAAAGGACGGCGACAACGGAACGACCTTCGGGTTTACCATCGCTTCAGATGCGTTAATGATGTCAAGCACGAACCGATTAGAGTTTGGTGACACAGGAACTTATATACATCAAAGCGCAGACGGCGTACTTGATCTGGTTTCAGATACAGAAATTGAATTAAACGGCACGATAGATATTAATGGCGCAGTAACAATGGACGGCGGAAATGTCACAATCAACGATGATTCCGGCGATTATGATTTCCGGGTAGAATCAAACGGCAATGCAAATATGTTATTTGTAGATGGTGGTAATGACCACGTTAATATAGGTACGGCAACTGATTTCGGAGGCACTTTAAATGTAGCTACTGCTGATAATAATGTTCAATTTGTTATTGGTTCAACAGATGCGGATGCTAATGAAGGGCCGATAATGGACTTTTATCGAAACTCTGCTTCTCCCGCTACTAATGATTATACAGGAGTTGTAAGATTTAGAAGTGAAAATGATGCTGACGAAGCAATTAATTATGCACAAATTCAAACACAGATGACCGGTGTTGCTGATGGCTCTGAAGAAGGCAAGTTTTGGATTTCAACAATAAAAGGCGGTACTGAAAGACAAAGAATGAGTATTTCCGGTGGAGAAACTATATTTAATGAAGATTCAGTTGATGTTGATTTCAGAGTAGAATCAAACGGCAATGCTAATGCTTTATTTTTAGATGGTGCTACGGGTGCAGTAACAATGGCTGAACAACCCGCATTTTTGGTAACTCCAGCTTCTGACCAAACCAATATTGCTCTTGGCAGCGACGTCACAATCCTTTTCGGCACAGAAGTGTTTGACCAAGGTGCGGATTTTACTGTCTCAACCGGTGATGGTCAAGGTGGAGACGGTAGCAATCTACGAGCGACGTTTACCGCACCAGTTACGGGTAAGTATCAGTTGAATATCGCAATAAGACTCGAAGCATTAGATTCTGCCGCAACTTATTATCATGTTCAGTTAAAAACAAGTAATAGGACTTATTCCGTAACCGCCATAGACCCCAACTATAGTGCTGATTTAAACTATTATTGGATTACCCAATCGGTTTTAGCTGATATGGATGCAAGTGATACGGCTTATGTAACACTATTACAATCTGGCGGTACGCAACAAACAGACGTTTCCACGCCCTGCTCGTTTAGCGGATACCTCGCTTGTTAGGCGAAATAACCTATTTGAAACAAAATAACAAGGAAATATAATGGACATAACAAAAAGAACACTAACAACAACCGAAGAATCGGTGTTGAAAAACGATTTGCTCGATGTACAAGATTGGGTAACGAAAGCGATTGACGGCAAAGCCAGTAAATGCAAGAAACGAATGATTGCTGAATGGCTTCCAAAACTGTACGCCGATGATTCAGTCGATTCAATTCCGGCTTCGGAAGATGAAATCGTTGCGATGATTGTGGCAAGAGACGATTATGAAGATCGTGCCGCAAGAGAAGCAGAGTAATCAAAATGGGAGGCGAAATGTTTGAAGAACGACTTAAACAACTGAAGGCAGAACTAAAAAACCTTAATATGAGAATAGCGGAAATCAATTTCTTAATTAATGGATATAAAACTGCAATCAAAGAAGCGGAAGAAAAAAAGGATGAACAAACCACAGATTGATGAATACCGTTTGGATATAGTTGATCGTCTGGCTCGGATCGAATCGACGTTGCAATCAGTACATAAAGAATCACGAGACACAAAACTTGAGATTCAGATGCAGAATGGACGGGTACGAAGATTGGAAGGTGGGATGGCAGCGATTCAAGGTATTGGATCGGTAATCAGCATTGTATTTGGTGGGTTCATCGCGTATTTATTTAGGAGATAATATGAGTGATTGGTTTAGTTGGACGAATTTCTTTTACCTGGCGGGATTAATCCTTGCCGGTGGCGCGACGTTTGTCGGCTTGAGATATAAGAAGTTAGTCGATGAAATGAAAGAGGTTTTCAAGGCACTTCAAGAAGCGTATGCCGATGACGGTAAACTCGATAATGAAGAACGCAAGAAGATAATGAAAGAAATCCTCGATGTTTTTGGTGCGTTGCTTAAAATCGCTTGGAAATAAAAACATTGGATCAGAAACAATGACATTCGATGAAATAATCGACAATGTTTTGGAATCCGAAGGCGGATACGTCAATGACAAAGATGATGCCGGCGGTGAAACAAATATGGGGATTTCCAAGAGGGCGTACCCAGATTTAGACATTAAAAACTTAACAAGAAAAGAAGCAAAGCAACTTTACTATGAAGATTATTGGACACCTTCAAAAGCCGACCAATTGCCAACCCAACTGCGAGAAGTTTATTTTGATATGGTTGTGAACTTTGGAAGGCGAGGGGCGGCAAAAGTATTACAACAAGCTTGTAATGGAAAGAACACATACAAAATCAAAGAGGATGGAATAGTCGGAACGGCAACAATAAGCGCATCAAAGAATTTAGAGCCAGACAGATTGAGAGCATATCGAGTGTTGAAGTTTGCAAAGATTATTATTAAAAAACCAACACAGGAGAAGTTTTGGTTTGGATGGTTTAGAAGGGCAATCAGAGTATGACATTAGGCAAGTCCATTAATAACATTAAAGATAAAGCTGCTAACATTGATTTAAATACGCTTTACGAAAACCCGGAAGTCTATTTTAACGACTTGGTGGAATTGTTATCTGCCATTAGAGAGATGGAAAAACCGACAAGAATTAACTTAAAAGATTTAAAGAATAAGGTGCATCAAGCATGAGTACATACGAAGCCACCTATTGTGACACAAATACTGATCTTCAATTTATTGAACCGAATATCAACAATTATAATTTAAGAAGGGTGTTGCCCGGTGATTGGGTTGCATCCGGCACAACTAATTTATATTATCTTTATTCGGCGGGATATGTGACACAACTATTTTATAACGGTGAAGAAATGACTTCAGTCACAGACACACCAAACGCCAACAAAGAATTTAATTACGCAACGGGAACAGGCTTATTGAGTTTCTTTTATACAAATTCATCTACATCACTTTTGAATAGTGCGGTGATTGAATCGGGTCGCGATTGGTATGATACGAAAGTCGAAGCGGTGGCAAAGGCAAGTGACCTATGCCGAAACGTTCTTCCTGTTCCGATATACCCACGCAAAGGCGTTGGGATGGCAAGTGCCACAGGAAACGATTGGCCGGAAATCATTGTAAGAAGCACGGCGATTATTGCTTGTGCTGATTTAATCCGTCCTTATGATAAAGAAAAAGGCGATGAACTAATGGCGATGGCGATGAATCCCGAAGGCACGGGATACCTTGATATGGTTCGGACCGGACAGATCGCTCTATCTCAAGATGAAGGATTGGCAAAGCACTCTGGTATTATTAGAGAAATTTCAATAAATGCGAATAGTACGGGAAGCGTGATTGATGTGCGTGGTACACCAACGGCTGAATGGGATGTGATTAAAATTATTATTAGTACGGCGGGGACGTTCACTTCGGGATCGGCTTCGGGTGTGAAATACGATACTTATGTAGCAGACGATACAGGATTAAAGATTGACAAATCAAGCGATGCAGAAACAATCGATGGCGGATTCCAAGATGTAGGACACGGGATGCAAGTTCGATTCTCTCCTGGCGTTTACACTATCAATGACGAATGGGAATTGGAAATATCGGGTGTGGTTGATTCAAGAACGATGGCAATTAAATACGCAACGGCGGAAAGAATTTAATGGCTTCAAATATTCAATCAGTTTTATGGGCGGAAAATCATAATCTATGGACTGCCGAATCTAACGATTGGGATTTTGGTTCAAGTGATGCGGATAGTTATGCGAACGTTGTTTATGAGAATGTTATCGAATCGCTACAAGATATAATTAATACAGAGTTTCAAATTCCTGTAATTGACGAACATCGCGGCAATCAATCGTTTGTTATTGATCCGCAAGAAGATACGCTAATTGAAATGATTTCGTCTGGTCAATCGAGAAATTATGAAGTTGATATTGTTTATACCTTAATAAAAGGTGGCGGATTTAGAACCGTTAAAACACAATTAACAAGCACCGCCGAACATTTGAAAAGGTTAATACACAATAATACAAGTTATTCGCCGTCGGGTGTTTACAAATATCACGATGGACGAATTGAAACAGTTACTTACGAGCAAGACGAAGATGATCTTGATTTATGGAGAGCGAATTTGTCTTTCAATTGTACGGTAACGGAAATATTTACATAAAAGATGATGATACATCATAAACACAAAAAAGGAAATAGATAATGGCAAGTTTAGACAAAACAGTTTATTCCGGTAAGCAATTTGAATCTTATGTATCGATTCAATCGGATGCTTTAGGAACAAATGATGTATCGGGTACGCTGTATAAAATAAGAACACCGGAAGTGAATGATATTGATTTCTCCGCCGGTTCAACCTTTGCGGATGCGGTTAGGTCGGGGCAGAGAGTTCAAAGACCCACAGATCACATTGCGATTTACAAAGGCGGAACGTTTACATGGTCCTTTAGTGACTATGTGATTGAAAATGAAGCAGCCTTACAAATGCTTCTTCAATTAGTATCAGAAGATGCGAGTCCGGCGGTTTCGGCACAAATAACAGGGAATCAAGGCACAGTCGCTTATGAAGAAGGCGCAACAACAGGCGAATATGCTTGTGTCGTTATACATTCGCCGGATGCAGATGAAGACAAGTTGATGTTTTCTTCAATATTAGAAGAATTGACATTAACGCTTAACCCAACTGTGAACGGCGGAAGAATGACTGCGGCGGGAAGATTTTGGTCTGGATACCAACCCGTAATCGGTACAGAAGGAACGTCCGCAGATGCAACGGCGGTTGATTATACAGAAGGATTTTTTGATTGTACGACCATGACGATTGGTGCAGATAATGTCGTATTGAATAATTTTGATGTCACAATTTCAAATCCCGCAACAAGAGTCGGATACGAAACAGTTAATTCAATTGAAGCAGAGCCTTCGTCTTATATGAGGGGCGGAATGATTGACGTGACCGGTAATGTAAGTGCGAAATTGGATGATAACGTGACTGATACAATACAAGACTTCAGAGCCGGAACTTCTGTAAACATTAGCATTGGTGACGGGGCAGCGATTGATTTTGATATACCGACGGCAAAATATACGGGATACACCCACACGAATACAGATAGTGGGGTATTTATTGATTTACCGTTCAAAGCAACGGCAGACGGATCGGGTGCATTAATTACGATAATAGCGACTTGATAAATTAGGGAGGTCTAAATGGTTATTAAAGTTGGGAAAAAAGAATGGGACATAAATGATTGCACATACGCTGAAAGGCGTGAACTTCACAAACTCAATGCAAAGGTTTGGTGGGATGGCAAAATGGATGTGGAGTCATATTACGAAGTTCTTGAAAAGGTGGGTACTATCGCCGGGTTAGGTGAAAACGACTTTAAGGATATGGAGATGCCTAAAGTCGATGAAGTTCTTCAAGCGATATTCTTGGAATACTTGGGGATTGAACCGGCAAAAAAAGATTCCGGGGGTTGAGCCTTGCGGTTTGGTGTTGGCAACTTGGCTTTCCCGAACCGCGTGACATATATAGAAGCCTCCCCTATACGGTGGCGAAACTCCCGGTTACTTACAAACATAGTCCGGTGCGAGTGCAGACAGTTGAAGATATATGGAACATAATAGATGAAATATGTGAACCAAGCGAAGAATTTACAGATGGTCAAACTTTATACCATTCCGTTCCGTTTTTTGCGGATTGCTCACAAATCGTCGAACCCTGGATGATGGAAATGATAAACGAATATAACTACACAACCAGATTTAATGTATCTCTTGGTGAACTTGACAATATTTCAGCGCATCGATTGGATTGTTTCTCAATTATAGATCGAGAAATGAACGTTTGTATGCAAGAAAAAGCAAAGAAAGAAAATGGCTGATAAAAAATTAAATATTAAAGTCAGAGCCGACGGCGCAAAACGAGCCAAAAAAGAATTAAAAGGAGTTGGTGGAGCGGTTTCTTCACTTGGTAAAGCTGCCGCTATTGCATCGGCTGCGTTTTTTGGTTCAAAAATGCTTATTGAAGGCTTAAAAAAATCAATAGAATTAGGCTCTAAATTTACCGCCGTATCGAAAGGCTTTAAGAATCTTGCAAGGGATGCCGGATTTTCAGCCAACGCTTTGAGCAAACTTACAAGAGCAACCGATGGGACGATGAACTCCATTGATTTAATGACAGAAGCTAATAATGCAATGTTGCTTGGTATCGTTAATTCAGAAGATCAAATGGCTCAAATGTTTGACACGGCACAAAGACTTGCCGAAGCATTGGGAAAAGACACCGCTTTTGGAATACAATCAATTGTGACCGGTCTTGGTAGGCAATCAAAGTTAATGCTTGACAATTTGGGTATTATGGTTGATGTGGAAAAGGCAAACAAAGATTATGCAGAAGCCTTAAATAAAACAACCGCCGAACTTACTGATAACGAAAGAAAACAGGCTTTTGTAAATGCTGCAATGACAGAAGCCAATACTTTAGTAAACAAATTAGGCTCGGAAACAACTACGGCGAAAAAGGAAATGCAAAAACTAAACGCCACGATGGATGCAGTTGCAATCGAACTTGGTACAGATTTAGAACCGGCTTTGATTATAGGCGCAAGGGCGATGAATGATTTTGTTGAAAAAACAAAAGGCGTTGATTGGGCGGGTATGATGGAAGGTGCGTTGGTTGCGATGGCGGCGGGGACAGGTCCGGTTTCTGAAATGGCAAGAAGATTAATTGGAGAATTAGCATCTATACAAGCAGAACAAACCGCCGGTGGCAAAAGTCCAAAAAAGATAGTTGAAGACGTTAGAACTGAATTTGATAAAATGTCTGATGCTCACAAAGAAGCAGCCCAATGGTCAGCACAAACCGCAACCAACTTATTAACGTCTGCGGTTATGGGCGACAGTATTGGAGAAAGTTTAAAACGGGCAGTTGTTCAATTAGTAATTATGGTCGCACAAGCAAAGGCATACGCGTTTTTTATGAACACGGCAACAGGGGGTATGGGTGGACTTCTTGGTGGCGTTGCAAGTTTTCTGTTTGGCAAATCACCAACACAATCATTCCCATCTCCAACCGGCGGTGGTTCAAAAATTACAATTAACCAGAATTTCGGGGGTATGGGTGTTATCGATCACAATTTCGCTGCCAATAGTATTATACCGGCTATAAATAAAGCCATAAATACGGGACAGGCGAGGATTGGGTAAATGTTATCCTTCGATTCTGGTCTTACCAACGCCCTCAAAAATTCAAACACAACGGCGTTCTGGGTACTCAAACTTTATTATAACGATGAATCGGCTTTTATAGGCGTAAGTGACCAACACCGCCAAGACGGATCGGATATATATTATGGATTGGTCGCATCTTGGGGAACATATCGCCAATCGTTAGACTTCTTTAATTTTACAACCTCAATCGGCAATATGAGCGTAACGCTTATTAACGCTGAAAAGTCCATCCAGGGCGAACGATTCTCTGATCTTCTTGCTGATTACAATTTTGCAAATCGTAAGTGGGAGTTGTTTTTAAACACAAACGAAACTTCCACACTTGATACCGCCGCCCGAATGATTGCCACCGGCGTTATTTCTGGCGAAATATCATACGACGAAAACAATACGACATTAACACTTTTTGATAATACGTCAAAATACCATAAGCGCGTTCCTGTCAATACGGTTGATTCTTCCACATATACAAACGCTCCGACAAACAATATTGGCAAACCAATTCCAATGGCTTATGGAGACTTCCACGAAAAAACAGACATTGGGACTATTCCGACTACAAACTTTGACCGATTTTATAATTTTTACAAAGGGGCATTTCCCGCAATTATTACTGATGAATGGGATGTGCAAGGAGAAGAATCAGAAGCAAGGGTGGACAGTCAAGCCCTTAATACTTTAGATGCTGAAAATATTTATATTTTTAAAGGTGGTTATTATCCCACACTTACAAACGCGAGTAATTCAGTAAGCAATAATCCCCAAATAGAGTATCGCGGAAGCACGGCATCGGTCTATTTGCCAATAAGTACATCGAACATTGCAGCCGCCACCGGCTCAAATGACTATTCTGTTTCAAATGCGGCAAGAATTAGTGATGGTGACTTTTCGGCGGTAGCAAGTTGGGCGGCAAACGGCGCAGAAACTAATAATTCAGATGCGACACTTACTTTTGCTTTGCCAAAAATCAATAAATTGGGCGTTTATAGTGATATTTCCGCATTAATAAAATGGGGAACGGTTACAAATTTAAGTGGAAGCGGTGATGTTTTTTCAATTACAACGAAATCTGGTGGCGGTGTCAGTCTTGATAGCATATCAAGCGATTCCGAAACAAAAACATCTTTGGCTTCTGGATATACTGCAACAAGGGATGCGTGGGATTTTGAAGGAGATATGATTTATACTTTAGAATCAACAACTTCAAATGAATCAGCCGAAATATACGAATCTGGGATGCAGATTGATTTTACGCTTGAAGATTTTGAATCCCACGAAGTTGAAGAATTATATGAAGGCGGTCCAATTACATTGACCTTAACGCACAATATGGGCGGACCAGAAGTATTAGAGGTGGCGTATGACCATAATATTTATTCACGCACGATTGCCGCCTTAACACCATCAAAAATTGATTATGTTTACTATTCGGGAAAAGGCAGACAATATGGCGCATATATAGATGCCGACTCAAGGAATCAAGGATATAATAAGGATGCCTTAATTGAAAACCCGATTTTTATTATTGAAAGTTTATTACGTTCTGAATTGGGGACCGTATATACAGGGTCGGGAACAAGCACGACTTCAAATAAATTAGTGGACTCTGGCGCATCGTTTGCCACAAGCATTGTTGGACAGACCGTTTACAATCTTAAAGACAAAACAAGCGCAATGGTCACGGCAAGAGATAGTGCAACGACATTGAGTATTGATGCGAATATTATGGCAAGTGGAGAAAGTTATCTTATTGGCGGATTGACTTCAGACGAAATCGACCATGCCACTTTTGATACTTCCGGGAATACAAGTAGTGGATATTTGGGTGACATATATGAAGATGCCGTTGGTGATGTAAAGTTCGCGTTTTCTCAATATAAGTTTATTAATTCAAAAGATTTAGTTGAGCGACTTTCGCAGTTGTGTTTGTCTTATGTCTTTATTGGCGGAGATGGAAAGTTCAAAATTAAAACATTAAGGCGCACCGATGATTATTCGTCTGCCGACCAAAGTGTTAATTTTCACGATATTACATTGGACAAGGTTGGAAAGACCGCACTCAATACAGTAAAAAATTCTATTTTAATTAAATACAATCACGATTACGGGGCAAAGCAAAACAAATCAGAAGCCACCGCAACTGATTCAACCTCACAAGGAACTACGGTAAGCGGATACAATAAAACGATGAAACTCGAATTGGATGCAAATGAAGTATTGGATTCGACAACGGCAACAAAATTGGCAGAAGCATATTTGGAGATTATGAAAGACAGACACGATACGGTGAATTTTAGTTGTGTTCGTCCAAAATATAATCACCTCGAAATCGGTGACATAATAAATTTCAGTAATTGGCCTTCAGACTTAAAAATTTACGGTCAAACAATGGGCGGTTCGTGGGATTCCACAACGGACACATTTTCTTCGGTTACAACAACCTGGGATAACATGGCTGCCGGTTATTTTATAGTTGCAGACATTACCAAGACGGTTAATGGCTGCTCAATTAAAGCGATAAAGGTATCATAATGGCAAACATGAACATATCAACGCCACGTTTTTACACAGACCAAATAAGTTATTTGTTGTCAAGGGGAGTGGCACAAGACGGAAATTTTGATGTAACGGCTACACACGCCGGAAATACATTCATGGGAACATTCACGACAGGATCAGAACCAGAACTTTTCGATATGCGACCGTTGAATAAATGCACATTCGATACAAGTGCCGATACAGATGGTCACGTTTTAATAACAATTGACACCCAAAGTGCAACATCAAAAAAATCTTATATCGCATTTTTAAATCATAATTTGGTTTCGGCAGTTGGTAAAATAAGAATCTTTGCGGGTGATGCCGCGAGTGATGTGACTGCAATAGACGGTGCAAACGCCGACACAGGAGACATAACGTGGGCAGACGATACGGTGACGGATGTAGTTAATGGAGACACAACAACCGCAGCTTCAAACGATAAAAGTGTTGTAATTGAACCCGGCACGGATGGAAGCACTGTAATCAGATTCGCAGAACAAACAAACAGATATTGGGGAATCCAATTTGAAGGCAACACTACAAATACAGGCGTTGCTACAAATGGAACGTGGGGAAGTACAGATTTCTTTGTTGGATGTATTATGCTTGGTGAATATTACGATATGCCCAACGCACCGGATTTGAATGTGACCAGAATGATTTCTTACAACCGTCTGAATGACTTGCAAGAATCTCACGGCGGACAACGATTCAGCAACCTTAAATCATACGGCAGAACGGCGGAGAGTACGTCTAAATCGCCATTTACGACGGCTTCAAATGGTTACGACAGTCAAGGTGGAC